GACCTGGTCCTTTCTAGCAATGAAGTCTGATTACTCAGTCACTGCCGTAATGGCTTAAAAAGCCGTGCATCTAAGCAACCTGGATTCCTCTGCTCGAGGTTCCCCAGCAAGTGAAGAACGATATACTGCCCCACAGCGTTGTGATGGTTATCACTACAGAAGGTTTCATGGGGAGTACTGTTCTCCGGGACAGTCACTTATTAGTCGACAGAAATGTCACTATCAAAAGTGGATAAAGTGTGTACGGTATTCTCCTTTTCAGGAAATAAAGTGCACATGTTGAGGGAAACCTCATCGTAAACTAGGCCTTAAGTAAGCCTATTCTCACCTCCGAAAGAGGTAGACCCAATAGTCACCCAAAAGGGGCTAGTAAGTCTAGAGAATTGATAGTTAATCAATAAACTAAGAAAGAGCTGAGTCCACCCGAAGGATGGTACGAACTCTGTTACTGACGAGTAGTAACTGGGAGCAATCCCAGGATAACTAGCTTGGCACCCTAATGGCTTCGGAATGTGAACGAGTGTGTCCATGGTTTTCAATCATGTACATAATTATAGAAGGTCTAGAAATAGATCCTATATATAAAGTCGGAGCCAGGTGAGTTTCTCCCTTTTGTAAGGAGCTTCTGGATTACTGGACTGTTCTGCTGTATGTTACGCTAGAAGGGATTAGCACCCCAACTACCTGTGCTTAAAGCAGTTCAGACAAGGTTCGCAGAGGTCACCTCTTAAGGCTAAGAGAGCCTGGTTCCGGGGGTCTCGAACTCAGTTCAAGAGTCGATTAGGGCAACCAAGGAATATAACCTATTGGGCTTCACAGCCTGCCTGCGGCTCCTGCTCCCTTACGGGGGGGTAGGAAAACCGAAGGATAGCTCCCTCACGGGATGCTGGTTACAATTAACAATTATAATCAACATGAATTACTTAAATCCTAAACAGATTTTAAGTGCATCAGCTATTTGGCAGACGGCCGTAAAACGCCGTTCGCTATTGCAGCTTCGCCTTAAACAAGCGATTGTTGCAATAGTAGGATCACATTCCCTGAGTTGGGTTAAGGCTTCAGCTAGTTTTTCTTGGTTTGTAATCAGGATGATCCGCGCAAATGGTAATCAGGGGTTGGCCTTGTATTTGAAAGCAGCTAACTTGCTCCTCATCAGAGCAACTGCCGGTAAACTACTTGACAACCCTCGATTAGCAGGTGCTGCAGTATCCGTGACCAATGGGGGTCTCCCACGGATTATAGTGCCTTCGCATCGCCTTCGGATTAAGGGTGGTGATCGTTCCGTTATCCGCTTTTGGTTAGGTTTATTTACCCTTTATCGGGTTTTGCCTTTCCGAGGGCGGCTCACGGTTGATACCATTCTCACTCCGGGGGTAGAGCTCTCAGACGATCTTCTTTATGACTGGAGGTTGTTCCTAAAGAACTTCTTTTGGCCATATTTGAAACGTATGGGAGTTTCTCCTCTGGAGTCGGAGCTTACCAAGGATGATCTCATAGAACCCGGAAAACGGGTTCAAAGAGAAAAGTCCTACTGGAGGTTCCGGTCTTTAGAGGGGACGCGTCGGTTACTTATGTCCGCGGGCCCAGGATCGCGAGTGACCGCTGGCTCATCTATCATCTCCCATGGTTATGACGCATTCCTCTGGAGTACCGCAACTGAGTTGTGGCCTTATCTCCGGGGGATGTGTCTAATCACAGGAAACATCCATTTTATAGACTCAATACCCTTCGTCCTTGCTGCGAAGCAGGAAACGAGGGATTTGAACTGTAACGTGGACGGTGATTATGAGTTAGGGAAACTCTCGATCGTGGAAGAACCCGGGAAGTTACGTGTTGTTGCAATGGTGGACTCTATAACACAATGGGTTCTCTATCCTCTTCATAAAGCACTCTTTAAAATTCTTGAGGTGATTCCTCAGGATGGGACCTTCGACCAACTTGCTCCT